ATGGCTGCCAAAGAAGTTAAGTTCGGCGATTCCGCTCGCAAGAAAATGCTGGTCGGCGTGAACGTGCTGGCCGATGCCGTCAAGGCCACCCTCGGCCCGAAAGGCCGCAACGTGGTTCTGGACAAGTCCTTCGGCGCTCCGACCATCACCAAGGACGGCGTTTCCGTCGCCAAGGAAATCGAGCTGAAAGACAAGTTCGAGAACATGGGCGCGCAACTGGTGAAAGACGTTGCCTCCAAGGCCAACGACGCTGCCGGTGACGGCACCACCACCGCGACCGTCCTGGCCCAGGCCATCGTCAACGAAGGCCTGAAGGCCGTTGCCGCCGGCATGAACCCGATGGACCTGAAGCGTGGCATCGACAAGGCCACCGTGGCCATCGTCGCCCAGCTGAAAGAGCTGGCCAAGCCCTGCGCCGACACCAAGGCCATCGCCCAGGTAGGCACCATCTCCGCCAACTCCGACGAGTCCATCGGCCAGATCATTGCCGAAGCCATGGAAAAAGTCGGTAAAGAAGGCGTGATCACCGTCGAGGAAGGCTCGGGCCTGGAAAACGAACTGTCCGTCGTCGAAGGCATGCAGTTCGATCGCGGCTACCTGTCCCCCTACTTCGTGAACAAGCCGGACACCATGGCCGCCGAGCTGGATAGCCCGCTGCTGCTGCTGGTCGACAAGAAGATCTCCAACATCCGCGAAATGCTGCCGGTGCTGGAAGCCGTCGCCAAGGCCGGCCGTCCGCTGCTGATCGTCGCCGAGGACGTCGAGGGCGAAGCCCTGGCCACCCTGGTGGTGAACAACATGCGTGGCATCGTCAAGGTCGCGGCTGTCAAGGCTCCGGGCTTCGGCGACCGCCGCAAGGCCATGCTGCAGGACATCGCCATCCTCACCGGCGGTACCGTGATCAGCGAAGAAGTCGGCCTGAGCCTGGAAGGCGCTACCCTGGAGCACCTGGGCAACGCCAAGCGCGTCGTGATCAACAAGGAAAACACCACCATCATCGATGGCGCCGGTGTGCAGGCTGATATCGAAGCCCGCGTCCTGCAGATCCGCAAGCAGATCGAGGAAACCACTTCCGACTACGACCGCGAGAAGCTGCAAGAGCGCCTGGCCAAGCTGGCCGGCGGTGTTGCCGTGATCAAGGTAGGCGCTGCCACCGAAGTCGAGATGAAAGAGAAGAAAGCCCGCGTCGAAGACGCCCTGCACGCTACCCGTGCAGCGGTGGAAGAGGGCGTGGTTCCCGGCGGCGGCGTAGCCCTGGTTCGTGCCCTGCAAGCCATCGAAGGCCTGAAGGGTGACAACGAGGAGCAGAACGTCGGTATCGCCCTGCTGCGTCGCGCCGTCGAATCGCCGCTGCGCCAGATCGTGGCCAACGCCGGCGACGAGCCGAGCGTAGTGGTCGACAAGGTCAAGCAGGGTTCCGGCAACTACGGCTTCAACGCTGCTACCGGCGTGTACGGCGACATGATCGAGATGGGCATCCTGGACCCGGCCAAGGTCACTCGTTCCGCTCTGCAGGCTGCGGCCTCCATCGGCGGTCTGATGATCACCACCGAAGCCATGGTTGCCGAGATCGTGGAAGACAAGCCGGCCATGGGCGGCATGCCTGACATGGGCGGCATGGGCGGCATGGGCGGCATGATGTAAGCCGACCGGCCCCTGTGGTTGGAAAAGCCCCGCTTCGGCGGGGCTTTTTTATTCCTCAGTGCGGGCAGTCCTGGCGGTAGCCCGGCAGCTCCCTTGCCGCCGGTTCGCAGGCCAGGCGCAGTGCCTGCTTCAGGTCGTCGGGCAGAGTGGCGCGGCTGATCGGCCGCCAGTGCATGCGTTCGCCGAAATAGCGCGCCCAGTGGAATTCGATGAAATAGCTCTGCCGATCCTTGTCGAAGGCGTTCTCGTCCTCGGCGTAGCCGGCCAGGGCGCGGTAGGGATCGTCGCCAAGCCCGGCGAGAGCGTCCGGCAGGGCCTCGGGCGGGATCTCCGCGCCACGCGCATCGTGCAGCCAGACCCAGTGGTTTTCCTGCATCTTCTCCCAGAAGTCGCTGGCCTGGGGTAGCCGGCCGATCACCTTCACCGGCACGCCCTGTTTCGGGTCCAGGCGCCAGAGCGCGCTACTCAGGTGATGGCGATCGGTGAGGTAGAAGCGGCCGCCGGGGCCGATCACCACCGGAATCTCCTTCTTGCGCAAGTAGCGCTCGAGAGCCTTGGGCTTCTTCCCGGCGAGCTTGGCCTGGTCATCCTCGACCTGCAGCAGGCCGACATTCTGCTGGGTCGGGTGGAGGGCCGCGAGCGGCAGCTCGCACCAGCTACCGACAGAGGTTTGCGGCGAGCAATCCTCGGCCTGGGCGGTGGCGGACAGGAACAGGCAACAAAGCAGCAGGACTGGGCGCATGGGGGCTCCGGCGAAGGAAGGGGAAAGGTTCCCTAGACTGGCACGCTTCGTGTAGCGCGGCGCGAAATTTGGCGCGGATTTGCGCAATAAATGACGCGCCCTAACCGTTTCGCCAGCGGCAAAAGAATTTCAAAAGGTCAGCACAGGACGACGATATCGCCGTCGGCTACCCGTTCAGACAGAGCGGTCAGCTTGCCGATGCCCTCCCGTAAGAATCGGCTGAGCTGCTCGATGCACTCGCGCTGGTCCTTAGTGAGACTGAACTCAGCCTCCATGCTTTCCATGAGATCAAGGCAGCACTGGTTGAGAAACCCCACTTCCAGTAGTTCAGCCCGCAACCTTTGCCTCAGTACCTCGTCCATCCCAAGGTTCCTATCTACTACTCGACATCAGACTGTCGGAACGTGGCAAAAACGAGAACGCCATCACAACTACCTATTCAGGTAGTGGATACCGCGCTTTGATCGCTTGGACAGCTGCGACCCATGCCGCCAGGTCCGGCTCGGTGCCAGCGGCTATGGCGTCAAACTCGGCCTCCAGGCGCAGCGGGTCGGACTCGGTGCGATAGGCTTGGCGGCGCTGCTCCTGGACCTCGGCGAGGAGGTCGTCGGGATGGAACGCCAGGTCGCCGACCGGGACGCCAGCGAGTGCGGCGGCCTCGTCCAGCGAGCCGGACCACTCTGCGAAGAACTCACCTTTCAGTAGAACTCGTTTCGTCATTGTCATGCGCTCTGTGAGTTGACGGTCGCGATAGGCGCGACGTGGATGCCGGGATCGACCAATCCGCCGAAGAATGCCGGACAGGCCATAGCCGCAACGGAACCCAGCGCCATATAGAGGAACGGGAAGCCGTTGTCGTACCCCTGCGCGCTCTTTTTGGAAATCCTGACGTGCTTCCATCCATCGCTCGGGGTCAGTACCTGTCCCGGCAGTACAGACGCACCATTCAGCCAAATCTTGTAGTCAGTCGTCGGGGCCGTTGACGGCATGAAGTGAAGCGATCCGGCCTCCGTGCGTATCCAAAGAACCGCAGTACACCAGCCGTTGGCGATGAAGAGCGCCCTCGACGAGTTCGTCATCTGGAGATAACGGGTCGTGCCGTCGGCGCCCGTAGAGCCGGTCGTTGCGTTGGGGCCAGCGGTCAGCAAAGCCGTATAGAACTCCACGCCATAGCGGGCCAGGCTGCCACTTGACCGCCCCATCGCCACCAGCAAGTCCTGGACACGTTGGTTCAGGTTGCCAGCCGTCCCGCCGTTTGTAGTGTTGTCGTAGATGTACTTTCCGCCGTCAGCGATCGACGCGCCATTCCACGGCGTCAGGAACGAACTCGAAAATGCTTCAGTGAAGCGCAGGATTAGCGGGTTGATACTGCCCGCATAACGCCCGCTGTCAGGCATCAGATTGAGAAATGGCATGCCGTTGAGGTCGGCCCCGGCAGCGGTCCCAAGCTTGCCCCACGCCCCGTTGTTGCGTGCGTAGTTGCTGCCGTCGCTGGGCGCGTCCGACATACCACCCACCAGCTCGACCCAGGCGCTGCCGGAATACTCGTAGGTCTTGACCTGGCCTGCCGGGGTTGTCTCGTTCGCAACCTGAACTCGCCAGCCCAGCCGTGGCGGCATGTACTCCCAAATGGGAGTTGTCGCACCCGTTGCCCACCAGCGTGCAATGCGGTTCTGGTTCGCACCGCTACCGGTGAAGATGTAGGTGTCGCCCTCGGCCTGGCCGCCTGTGGGCAACGAGGAGACGCGCCCCTTGACGACCGGCTGCCGGAGGAAGTCGTCCCAGCGCCACATCCGAATCAGATCGTTGTAATGCCCTTCTCCCGGCAAGCCATTGATCAGCAGGCCGGTATTCGGTCCCATATAAAGAGTCATTGTGCTACGCCTCCAAGTTCCTCGCCGAGGCGGAAGCCAAGGCCGTGTCGTTCGATTGTGATGTCATGCTGCTGCCAAGAGTTGATGCCGTCGCGGACACTGCGCAGGACAAGGCGCACGTCCTGGAGCGGACCATCCGCCATGTCCTCGGCCAGTGGATAGGACCAGCTACTGGATGTGAGGCCGGCGTAGGTGCGCTTCAGCGTCGTGCCGCTGTAGACCTGGAGCGTCACCGTCGCTCCAGCTTCCGGGCCGATGTTGCCGACAGTGGTATCGATCAGCTGGTCGGCCTGCCCAATGCGGTCGCGCTTCGCCCAGCTCACCGACAGCGCCCCGTAGACTTTCGTTGGGTACGCGCTGCCGTTGATGCGGAACTGGCCGGGCGGATACGGCTTGCCCTGGCGCCCGGTCAGGGTGAGGCTGTCGGTGGCAGCCAGCGCCGGGGCCAGTTGGCCCTCGCTGGTGTTCGTCAGCAGCCGGGCCTGGAGCGTCACGCCCTGGCTGTAGACCGTCTCGTCCACCGCTTCGAACGTGTCGTAGAACCAGACCCGAGCCCCGGCCAGGTGTTTGGCCGGTACGGTATCGGCGCAGCCGCGCGCCAGGGTGACCGTGCCGCTGACATAGTTGACCGCATCGACCCGGACTATCTCGTCGTCTACCACAGCGGCCTGGCCGACAGTGACGTCCTCCAGCCGACTGGCGTTCGTCAGCGTGACGACGCTCGGGCCGGCCGCCAGCGGCAGCTCGGCGGCGAGTAATCCGGTCGGGCACCAGTCCCCGGTTCCGCGATCAACGAACGCGCCAGAGCTGCCGACGCGGTCGGTCAAGGTGTAGCTCTGCGACAGGCTGGTCGGCGCCTCGGCCAGCGCGGCCAAGTAGGACGCGCTCACGTCCAGGAGCTGGAGATTTGCCGGATCGATCACGCCGGCCAGTTCGCGATAGGGTGCCTCGATCAGGCGGCGCACAGTGACCGCCCGAGGTGTCCGGTCGGGCGGAATCCAGCCCGGCGGTGGCGGTGCCACTCCGGTAGTCGCCGGCAGATTGAACTGGTCCTGGACGACCGTCAGCGCGATCTTGCCGTCGCCGAGGAAGTTGTCCTCGATCCGGCCGACCCTGACGACGGTTTCGGGGATGCCGCGCCGGGTCGAACGGATGCGGAACGGCTGTCCAGGGTTCAGGCTGCGGGCGCGGCGGTCGAATATGGCCTTGTAGCGCTTTAGCCCTGCGGTCTTCAGGCGCATTTCCCGCTCACCGAAGCGCCCGGCCAGCTCGCCGGTCGGCGCACCTATGAACTCGATTTCTTCGGACGACCGGCGGCCCTGCGACGCGGCGACCGCGTTGTTGGTGATGATGACCTGGCGTTGCTCCCCGTCGATCTGGTCAATGTACTTGACGATCAATTGGCTCGGCGCAAGCGATGTCGAACTGGTCTTCTCCTGGGTGATTTCCAGAAGGCCGCTGTCTTCGTCGAACAGCGGCAGGTCCGCAACGTTGTAGTCGTCACGCAGGAGCCGGATGCTGATCTGTCCGGTCTGGCGGTTCGGGTAGACTTCGCCGCCGATGTGCGATTTGACCGTCTCGCAGAAGTTCTTGAAGCTGTCCGAGCGGGTCCACTCGAAGCACAAGCCAACGCCCTCGGCATACAGCGTGTCAGCGGCCGCCCGCCAACTGGCTTCGTCCATCCGCGTGCGGGCCAGCCCCCGGAAATCCCGGCCGGTGTAGACCAGGTAGAGGATGTGGGCTGGGTTCATCGCCTTGATCTGACCGTCCGCCAGCCAGATGAACTGCTTTTCGGGATACCAGGGGTTGCCGTCCCACAAACGGTTCCCGCCTCGACGCAGAATCTCCCACTTCTTCGGATACGGGTTAACCGATGTAACCAAGCCGGAATAGAAGCAGGTGCTGATTCCCCGGAACGCCGGCACAAGGCCACCGAGCATCGCCGCCAAGCGTGGCAGGACACCTTGATCTTCGTCGCCGAACAGCACGTCCAGGGTCCCGTCGAGGCCGCCCTCGCCTTTGTCGCCGCCGAACAGCTCCGGCGCGTTGATGCGAATCTGGCCGTTGCTGGTGATCGAGCCCTTCCAAGCGGTCTTGCCGCTTGCGCGTATCGCACACACCTCGTCGACCTTCTTGCCCAGGGCAAAGTGGATATCGAAGTAATACCGCCAGGCGACGATCTGCGCCTTGGGTTTAGCGCCCATGGGCAACCTCCCGACGTGCGTGTTCAACGAGTTTCAGCGCGAGCGCATCACCTGTTGCGACCAGCAGGTCAGCGTCGATGCCGTTCCGCAAGAAGGACAGCCAATCCAGGCCGTGGCGCTTGAAGAAGGCCCGCGCCTGGCCGTGGCAGTAGCCCTGCCGGGTAGTCCAAGTCGGCACGGTGTGCAGGTGCTGTACAGTCACGATCATTTCTTGCTCGCCTTGGTCTTGATGGCCTTCAGGCGACGATTGTCCACGGTGAGCACCATCCAGGACTTCGACCAGCACTGGCCGAACACCACCGCTTGGTCTTCCCCTTCCTCGCATAGCGGGAAGTCAGCGGCATCGAATGCTGCCGGCTTGGGCTTCTGCGGTTTCGGCGCCAGGACGCTGGACAGGATGTACGACGCCGCCAGGATGACGAGATTGATTGTGATCGGGTCCATGGCCTACCTCACCAGACCTGGTCGCCATCGAACGGCGACTTGCCTTGCAGCTTGTTGATGCCCCGGAAGTTCAGAAGGTTGTCGAACTTCGCATCGCACGTTTCAGCGAGGAAGTCGCAGCCGGGATAGACCCGCAGTTGTGCCCCGGCCGGGATGCCTTGGGTACCGCCCAGAATGTAGAGGTCCGCCCCGGCGTGCCGCTCGATGTGTCGGCGGTCGTAGTTGTCACCGTCCACCTGCCACTCGACATAGCCAGCCGTGAACCAGCCGTCGGCGTAGCCGGCGACCACGCCGCTGGAAATCATCCAGTCCGACACGCTCTGCGGCGTCAGCGTCACCCGATGCGGGACCAAGTTCACCTTGCAGCGGTGATCACCCAGGACCGCCGTGCAGGTACGGCAATAGGTGTCGATCAGACCGGGCTGATCCATCAGCTCATCTTCCGACACACACGTGATTCGGCAACTGTCCACCGTCGGCCAGTCCACGTCGCCAATCTGACCGACCCAACTGACCGCCGCCTCCGCGTCGCCGTAGTGCATGTCGTAGACGACCAGATCGATTGCACCGCTCGGCGACCGCGTCTTGTACAGCAGCGCGACATCGAGGTCGGCCGGCGCGGTGATGACGAACTGGTCGGACTGCGGATCGCCGGAACAGATAATTCCGTTGTCGGTGATGCCGCCCGGCACGGTGCGGAAAACCTGGTTCTGGTAGGTGATGTCCCGGTCGCTGCTGTTGTAGCTCCAGCGGATCGCGCCACGGCTGAACTGGTACAGCCGCACCGGCTGCCCATCCGCAAGCGAGCTTTCGCGGCTGTTAAAACTCATCGTCACGAACCCCTTTGAACGTCAGGGCGGCAGTTGCGACGCCCTCGCTATCGGTGACGTGCTCGATCTCGACCACGTCGGTGGCGGCGCTACAGAGCGCCATGAAACAGATGCGCGCTACATCGGTCGGCTCGACCAGCCGGCCCAGGGCGGCGTCGATGGCCAAGCGCTCGGTGTCGGCGTCCAACTCGGTGCTGGTGAGGATGCGGCGGTGATAGACCGTGCCGTCGTACAGCTCGATGCGGATATCGCGACGGCCCGGCCGGCCGTTGGCGAAACGGGCATAGCCGATATTGCGCACGTCCAGCGCGGTGGCCAGCTGCGAGACGGTGGCGACCAGGGTCAGGTCGTCGGCGTGGGTCGGCACCCATAGCGACTTCTGCTGGCCGCGCAGCGCATAGACCAGGCTGCGGAACGCCGACCGCTCGGCTCGGCCCATGCCGATCCAGCGATGGCCGATGACCGGCAGCGCCATCCCGGCGACGTCGGTCACGCGGGGAATGGCGCTGCCGTTGTCCAGGGTGGACAGCAGGCGCTGATAACTCGACGTCAGGTCTTCGCTTTCGTCCGGGCGCTGCTCCAGGACTGGCCGACCCCTGTAGGTCGTCGCCGGCATTACCTCGGGCCAGGCGCTGGGCTCCATCACCAGGAACGACACCCGCGCAGACTGCGCGGTATCGGTCAGCCGGGTCAGCGTGGGCTGTTCGGTCAGCTGCGCGGTGCGCACCGGGTACAGTCGCGAGCCAGTTCCCCAGGCGGCTTGGACGGGCCGGACTAGGTCCAGGCCGCTGGCGGTCACCGTCCTGACCTCGACGACTTCATAAGTAAAAGCGTCCTCGCCGCGCAGCATCGCCAGACCGCCGTCGCGGAAGTCGAGGCCGGCCGTGCCGCACGGAATGTTCAGCGAGCCGGCCGCCAGCGGTTCCTGGAGCAGTTGGATATCATGCCAGATAGGCAGCGCCCAAATGCGTGCGCCCCAGCCGAACAGCGTCATGTCCAGCAGCTGCCGCTCGCGGTCCACCGCGTACATGTTCGCTTCGAACTCCCGGCGCGGCGCCAGGCGCATGGCTCGGCGCTGGGTCACGGCTGATTCGCTTTGCAGGATATTTGTCGAGGCGCTCAGGCGCTCGACGATGCTGTCGCCCCAGTCCGGCGCGAACGTCCAAGCGATGATGCGATTGCCGGTGATGACCAGGACCAGGTCCGGCTCGCCCTGGAGCCTCCAGACGATCCGCGCATTGACGACGGGCGGGCCGTCCGTGCCAATGCTGACCGTCCAAGTGCGTTCTTCCAGGGCGGCAAAACCCAGCGGCGGCGACGCCTGGCCGGATAGCGTGATGCCGTCTGCATCTTCCCGCTCGATGGCGGTCAGCGTGCGCGGACTGAAATATGCGTTCCAGACTGATGCCGGTCGTACCTGGGTGCTGACGACGTTGCCCAGCTCCATTGTGGTCGGAATCAGCCACAAGCGGTTGTAGTAGTTCTCTTCCAGGGCGCTTTGGTGGACAGCCTGGTACGACGAATGGATCACCTCGACCGGCTGATGCGCCCCGTAGACCCCGGCCCAGGTCGAGGCCGCAACCGCTGCCAGGCTGATGTCCTGGTTCAGCTCCAGGACGTCGATATTCGGCGTGATGCCGGCAACGATCCCCTCCACAGGCTTCGGCACTTGGAACCCCGGAAACGTCGCCATTACTCAAGCACTCGGAAGCAGTAGCCGACCCAGGCGCTGGTGTTGCCGAAATCGGTAGCGGTTCCGCGCTGGAGCAGCGGGTACACGCGCCAGGTGTCGCTGCCGACCACCAACGGATCGCCAGGCGCGAGGAAGGCCATGTTGCACAGCCCGAAGTCCGGCACCTCGCCCACATACCGCGAGCGCTGCTGAGCGCCGAACGCATAGATGGCGCACGGCACCACGTTGGTCGAGCTGTTCAGCTCGTTGGCGCTCGCGTCGATCAGCCCCACGTCGGGATGGTACTGACTGCTGTAGTTTCCGCGACCGGGGCCGACGACGCGCCGGGAGACGTTCGTTGTGTAGTCGAACGGCAACCAGTCCGGCGATGGGCTACCGTCGAGGCTGTCTAGCCGCAGCATGCTGCCGCCGCCGCTGTATCGAATGTGGTAACCATCGAATGGATGCGATGACCAGTTGTTTGTGAGCGCCTGGCCAGAGCTGTAGAGGAACGAGCCGCAAACATACTGGCCGCCCGTATAGCCGACGCCACGCTTGTTGAGGGAGCCGATCATCACTGGACGAAACTGACCGGCAGCGATTTCGACGTGCAGGTGCAGATAGGCAGCGGTGGCGAACAGGTGATAGCGCGTGAATGGCCCGGCGCTGAGCTGCGCTATGGTTGCTTCTTTCGACGAATACGGGTTGTTCTGCACCGAGTTGCCGGGCTGCGCATTCCACGCAAGCCCGTCGTCGAACCCCGTATTGCCCGCGAGCTGCCATTGATTGGAACCGGCGTTGAACGACCAGTAGCCGTCGGCGTTGTGACAAAGCCATTCCGATGCCGAGGCGCGGTCGGTGACCCAGCCGAGCGACTCGGCGTGGACGCGCAGCTTGGCGAGCAAGTCGGCCGGGTTGTTCGCTGTTCCTGTGAAGTAAGCCATTTCAGTCCTTCCTGATCGCGTAGAGCCAAGGGTTACCGCTACGCCAAGCGGTTTGGAAAACGACGTGGTCCACACCGTCCTCGACAATCACGTCTTCTGCGCCGGAGTTGAGCGTCGGCACGTAGAAGGCGCCGTCGAAATCGCCCAGATAGCGGCGCCCCTCGGTTTCGCGGGTGACGAAGCTCAACGCTTTCAATGGGAACTTTCCGAATGAATCCCGCAGTTGTTTGACCACGGTGTCACTGCTGCCCGCATAACGGCCGCAGCCCAGCGGGAGGAGCGTCCGATTGCTGTAGTCGGACTCGTTGGCAGCCCCTCCTTCGACAGTGAAACCGAGCCAGCGCCCGGCGGGATCGCGGAGATAGCAGCTACGCTCGTAGGGGCTGCTGATGCCTCTGTGCCGGTCGCTAACGTCGGACCAGCGGGTGGCGACGTCTCCGCGATACGAGCCCACCACCGCCAGCGGGTACGGATATTGCGATGGCGGACAAGGTGGCAGGATGAAGCCGGCGCCGGCCGACTCGTAGATCGTGCTGACTTTCACGACGACCCAGAAGCGCCGGCCGTTGGCGAAGAACCAGTACGGCATGGGCTGGTTCCACAGCAGCGCCTGAACCCGCGGGCTGTAGTTGGCAAACGCGGTCCAGAAATCGCCACCGGGCGGGATTGCTCCAGGATTGAACGCCGTGCCGCCCATCAGGCGCAGGTTGTAGTAGTCCAGCGCCGTATCGCCGTAGCTCTGAATCCCCATGTAGATGCTGTCGGTGCCGCCCAGACCGGGAGCGCGTAGTGTCATCTGGCGCACGGCTATGGCCGTGCCGGACGCGGGGATGGTGTTGTCGAAAACCTTCTCGTAAGCCTGTCCAGCCGCGACCAGGTCGGGGTTCGCAGTGAGGAACTGGACGAGGCGCTCGACCAGGTTCTGGTGGTTCGTGGCGGTGCCGAATTCGGTGGCCATGGGACTCCTAGATAATCTGCTTGACGGCCTGGCGGTTCTTGTTCAGCCAGACCAGGAAGTGTTCGCCGCCTTTGCCGGC